TTTTAGGATATCAGGTAAAAAACTCCAGATAAAAAATAAAAATCCGCTAGGATATCAGGTAAAAAACTGCTAAAAAATTGAAGTTTTAAGGATACCGGCTCTAGAAAGTCCGATCCAGGTTTCTACATAAAAAACCCGCAGAAATTTAGAAAATCCGCGGGTATTGAAGTTAGGGAATGGGTGTGGTGGTGGGAATGTGGTTAGCGTTGTATAAAATCATGTAAAGTTCACGTACTCTATTCCACCATTTCGGGTCTTTTTGTTTTGGTTTGCTATAAAAAACTATCTTACCCATTTTTTTTGTACCTTTATTGTTTATCTCTATCTTTAAAGTAGAATTATTCACAGGAACCGGGTAAATAAATATTTCATTTTTTAAGCACCAACTTTGTGCTGTATCCTCTTCTTTTCTTGTTTTCATCTTCTAATTATCATCCATTTAGTTTTATCTTTAAATCTATCAGAAATCGTGGTGATTTGTTGCTCTGTCATTCCTTCAATGTTAAAAAACTTATTTTTCTTATCACATTCAAGGTTTACGGCTACTAATTGTTTCTTTATATCCATTATTTACATACGTTACAAAATTCAGATTTTTTATCTCTTATTGTCGCACAGCTCAAGCATTTAATGACTACTATCGCCTTTTCGTTATTTATATTCAGAACTATTGGTTTACTCCTTTTAGTTTGAATTAAGACGGGTTCACGGTTTAAATCATGTTTTCGCATTTTCATCATCCAATAATCCGTTGTTATTGAAGCTATTTTTCCAGCATGAAATCCTGTAATTTCAGCAATCTCTAAATCTCTAAATCCAACTTGTGTTAGTTCTATCATTCGTTCATAGTCTTCATCCGTATAGGGTTGAAACTTTACGTGTTTTTTAACTTGTTTTTCCATAATTTCTGTTTTAAAATTCTATTTCATCAATACTTGCATCTTCCTCGTAATAAGGATTTGTGTAAATATATGGTCTCCCGACTTTTTTGTTGTCATTATATTCATTTCTATCTTCTAAAGGCTGAACTCTCTTAGCTTTATCTGTTCGTTCTAACTTCATATTATGTGTTAAAACTCTATCAATATAAGCAACTCCATAATTGTTGTTATGGCTAAAAAACTTCTCTTTAATATTCTTACCAACAAAGTAAAACTCTTCAATTGTTTCGTTCTGTAAACAATGGTCATCTAAATAAATTAGAATCTCTTTGTGTAAAGCTTCTCTTGATTCAAGTTTAACGGCTTCTAAGGCAGTTGTTGTAATATCTTTAACGTCCATAATCATACGTGAGTACGAAGTATCTATTGTTCCGTCTTCGTTCAAGTATTTTTGGTGTTTTCCCTCGTATTTATGTAAATTCTCTAAATAACATAAAAAAGCGGGAATTTCAGCCGTTAACATATCCAGAATTTTGTGGTTTGCTTTTCCTTCAAGTGTTGGAATCTTACGAACCCAATATCTAATTTCTTCATTATCTACTTTCGTAAATTTATTCTCGTCATTTGAAGTAATGATTATTTTACCAAAAAATGGAAGTTTAAATTGTTGAACGTGTTTAATATTTACAGAAATCTCTTTTTGGGTTGCAAGGTTTTTTATCTTCTCCATAGACTGACGACTATCGAAATGACTTTCTTCAATCATTATTACGTTTTTATCAGCATATTGCCCGTTGAAGGCATTACCAATATCTTGCGGGTTTATAATAATTGAATTTGCTCCAAATAAAATACTCAAATAATTTACAAACGTTGTTTTTCCTGTTTGTCTCTCTTGACTAATCAGCGTTAAAATTGGTAGCACTTGTCTTGGCATTTCGTACAAAACTTTTAGGTAAATTAATCCTAAATGGTATTGTTTTTTACCAAAAATATGTGTTACTAATGTTTTAGTCCAAATCCACTGTTCATCTCCGGTATAATCTTCAATGTGCATTGATTTGTAACCGAAAGGCGCATAACTATTATATTTATCGCCTATAATTTGGCGGTAATTTTTGTTATCGGGTTGAATAGTAAATACTTTATACTTATCTATATCGCCTAGAAACGCTTTATTAAAGTCATCCAATAGTGTTTGACGTTTTACGGGTTTAAGTTCCGTTCTATCCACGCCATAGCGGTCTTCAATGACAATTCTTTCGAAATACTCTCCTTGAATACGAACATATTCGTTTTCGTTGTTCATCACTTGGTATTTTACATAAGCTAAAGCCTCGTTAAAGCTGTTTTTGTAAATACATTTTTGAAGTAACATAAAAGAAGTGAACTTCTCACCTATTGGCAAATTCAATCCGTTTGTCATTTGCGCTTCAAAATAGCCGTTTTCTCTGTCAATCATAATCATTGACTTTTCTCTATCGGAAGCGTTTGTAATGTAAGTTAAAGACTTTTTACCAACTTGGCTAACAGCTTTAATCTTCAAAACTTTAAGAATCACATCTTCAATGCAGTTCTTATTGTAATAATCTACGGGATTTATTACATCTGGTGTAATAACCTTTTTACTCCCCATAGTATTTTTCTAAAATGATTTCTTCAATTTCATCTAGTTTTGAGAATTGCATCGTGCTTGGTCTTGTTTTGAAGTTGAAGGAGTTGTCTAACAAATCTGTTAAATCTAATCCGTTGCACATGATTTTACCTATTTCAAACCCTTGGTACTCCGGTGGGTCTTGATAAGTTCCTAATTTCCCTCTGTAGTAAGTTCCGTGAACCTCTAGGTTTAAGTCATAAAATTCTACAATGTGTTCTGTCATTTCTTTTCTGTTTTTAGGTTATACAATTTATCTACTTTACTTAACACTTTATTAAGTTGTGTTACTAATTTTTTATTTGCTCCCTTGAGTTCTTTATCTCGCATTATAGCAAAATATATCGGTCTATAAATACTTGCGACTCTTTGCGCAAATTTGCTCCTATTTTGACTGTAAAACTCTGGTGTTACATTGTAATGAATAAATAAGTCTATTATCTTTCTTTCTAATAGTAAATAAGCAAAATTACTTCCTTCTCCTATAGACTTGCAATATTTAATAATTGGTACTGCTTTTGGAAGTGGCATCTCGCCATATTCTACTAAAGTACCCTCTTTTAATTTTTTAGCACGTCCCTCGCGTTTTTCTACTACTTTTTTAGCACCGCATGACGTACAAACTTCATCTCCCGTTAAATTATAGGCTCCGCATTTTTTGCACTCCCACGTAGCTAATAAGTCGGGAATTGACTTTCTCTTCTTCCCGGGAGAATGGAACCATTGACTCCAATCTCGTTTCATTGACCATATCCCGTGTGTGTGAATGTTTTGACCTAAGTCAATTACGGTAAACTTGTCTTTAAATATTTTATCTGTCGTTCTTGAACCACGACCAACAATTTGAATCCATAAAGCTAAACTTTTTGTCGCTCTATTCATAATAATACACTCAACATCTTCAACATCGAATCCTGTTGTGAAGACATTTGTGTTAATTAGTATTGCATTTCGTTCATTTCTGAACCACTCTATAATTTCATCTCTCTTGTAAGGTACGCCCGTATCAGGGTTAATTTCAGTTTGATTAACTGTATCAAACATTTTAACATTTAATCCTAAAGAAATAAATAAATCATAAACAATAGCGTTAATCTTAGTTGAGGAATTAAAAATCATAGTCTTTTTTCCATTACAATAATCGAAGTAAGACTTTTTTAGTATCTCCACAGATGCCGCATTTGAATAAAGTGTGTTTAAAGAATCCTTTGTATAACCATCGGGGTTAGAAGCGGAATCTTTAAGCTTATGAAATCCGGGCAATTGTAACGCAATATTATAATCCTGTACTAAATAACCCTCGTCAATCAAAAATTGAGTATCTAATCCTTGAACTAAATCGTCAAAAATGGTACTCAAAGTCAAGGGCTCTACATATTCTACTTCATCTACTGTACTATAAAGTTTTTTATTTAGAACGGGTGTTCCAGAAAAACCTATCAATCTGTTGAAATCGTATTGCTCGAAAACTTTCTCAAATATCAGTATCTGAACTTCATCAAGTACTATATTGTCAAAATCTCCTAAATAACGTATTCCGTATTTTTTTATTCTTGCAAAAGCAGTTTGCACCATGGCGATAACTATCTGCTTATCATGGCGTAATGTATTCTCTTTCGCAGTTAAAACACAAGCCTCTTTTAACCAAGCTGAATTTTGCTGAAGTATCTCGATTCTATGTGTCAATATTAATGTTCTCCCAGGAAGCTCCTGTGCCAATTTTGCAATCAGCACAGACTTTCCACCTCCTGTCGGAAGAGCAACGCACAACTTTTTTACATTTTCTTTATACAATTTCTTTTGTATATCGTCATATAAATCTTGTTGGTATGTTCTTAGTTTAATCATAAAATATCAAAAAGTGTCGGGTGGCTATCATAGTTTGTAACTAAAACCTCCGTTCTTTTGTTCATTAAATTAGTTCTCTCGCCTACGGTAATTAAGTTTAGACCATGTTTTTCAACTAAATCTAAAATAACTCCGTTATCAAATTCACTTACCGCAAATTTCACTTTGCTATCCATTAACACTTGGAATAAATCCCTTGTGTCTTGCTCAACAAAGCTGTCTGAATAATTGTCTCCTGTGCCTAAATATGGCGGGTCGCAATAACAAAAGCATCTTGCAATATTATCTTTATAGTAAAATTTACCAAAAAACTTTCTAAAATCTACGTTAAAGAAATACGCATTATCTAACCAGTCTAGTGTCTTATCTATATTTTTAAAGACTATGTTTTTAGGGTTAGTTGCTCCAATTCTTAGGGTGTCGGGTTTGCCAAATAAACCAAAGTTAGAAATAAAAATAAATCTAATCGCATTCATTAGATCATCCTCTTCTTTTTTACCCTTACCCCAGCTTTTAAATTGCTTTTCTGTTATTGGAATATCCTTTAACATTTTAACAAATTCATCTTTGTTGTCTATTATTTGCCGGAACAAATTATAAACATCGTCATCCATGTCGTTAATGTAATTAAACTTAGCTTTTGGTTTATTAAAATACATACCTCCCGCACCAAAAAATGGCTCCATGTAAATATCATGTTTCGGGAAGTGTGTTTGTATTTTTTTAGCTATCAACGATTTGTTTCCTAGTCGGTTTAATATCATAAAACAACTTCGGATTCTAATATATCCTGTTCCCGTTGTTCTTTAACCGCTTTAATCCATTCACATACCAATTTGTATTGGTTAGCATCTCTGCTCACGTTTAGCTTCGTTTTAATCCTATTAATGTAGGTTGAAACTGTTTTTTGTGAAATGCCAAGTTCTAAGGCAATTTCTCTGCTTTTGAAGCCTTTCTTCATCATCTTAATGACGAAATCTTCCCGTTTTGATAATCTTTTCATATTTGTTATTTATAATATTTTGGGTTACCAATCCCGTTTGTAATTCCCCACATCGCAGTTTTAACATATCCAGAAATCCCTTTAGACAAATAAGCATTAGTCTTAATTAGGTTTTCTATCAAGTAACGTGCTTCACTTTCGGTAATATATCCCGCTCCAACTCTAGAGCCTAATATAAGCGAAGCTTTAACCACTTGTGGGTGTCCTTCATCTGTAATTTCGTTAATCGCACTTGTAACTAATCTTACAACTTTATTGTAGTCTTTATCATGTAAGCCTGTATTTATCGGTGTGTCGCTTACATTAACATAAAATTTCTTTCTGTAATTTGTTTTGTACCATATCTCTGCCCTTGAATATTTTCTAAACAAAATATCCTTGTCTTCACTTATAAATAACGGGAGAATAGCATTTTTTGTTGCTGTATCGAACCCATCGTAGTATTCAAATTCCTCTGAAACTGATTTATGAAGTGCTTTGTAATGGTCAACGTCATTTGGTACAACTATCCGCATTAAAGCTTTTACTCCTCGCTTAGACGGGCTAAGGTAGGCGCAAACAATTTCCTCGTGGTTGTGGAATATATGCTCCTTTAATGAAATAGCTTGTTCCAGAGTTTCAAGTTTATCGAAGTCTAGTTGCATTAATCCTGTAAAACTAGCTATGTTATCATATATTCGTCTTCTTCCGAATGGAATCATAATACTTGGCGTAAATGAATACAGTTTGCTCTTCAATTTTCTTTTCTCTTTTTGGTCGCCGTTCTCCACGGCTACTTGTATCGCAGAAAGTATTTCTAAAGTCTTTGGACTTGGATTCCGGTGGCTTTTTATGAAGTCATCGAGAGTCACGTGTCCTAGTACCGTAGAAATTCTTATATCTCCGCTATAGTAAGGGAATTTTATCATATTTCTGTTTTTAGTTAGGGTGCGGGAATCGAACCCGCATTAACCATAACCCTAATTGTTAATCTTACTCTGCTACTACTTTCCAACCACTTAATGAAGTGAAATACATATCGTCTTTACCCTCTTTTTCCACTTTTCTACTTCTAATGTTAAAGGAAATTGTAATAATATCTCCTTCGTTTACCATTCCTATCAAGTCCATTTTGTCGTTAGGAAACTCAAATACCACATCCATCGGGTACTGCCCTAATGTTTTTGCAATTAACTCTTTTTTTCTAAAGTCTCCGAAGACTTTTTCTTCTGAAATTTTTACTACTTGTACTTTTTCTTCTGAACCCATAATCTCTGTTTTTAAATTTGTGAATTTTTAATAATTTGTTGTTTGTAATACTCTTTTCGCTCTACAGCGTAATCTAATCTTTCTTTTATAAATGCAATACGTTCTTCATCTCTTGGAACTATTATTTCGTGCATGTGTTCGGTTTCTAATCCTCTAAAGTAAACCACAAAGTAAGTTTGCTTTGCTCCTGTACACATCATTTGAAATTGCATTTGGTCTATGTAGCTTTTGTCAATATCATCCACACCATTAGCCACAATCTTAAAGAACTTCAATCTTTTAGGACATTTAATTTCTAATCCTGAATTGTTTGAAACGACACCGTCCGGGGATGCTCCAGCGTGGTCGCCGTAACAGCAAAATTCACTTTCCTCGACATCTATAAAATCTAACGCCTTTTTTCTTGAAAACATCGCAAAAGCTAAAGGCTCTTCGTCTATTCCTCTTTGCATATCTTTTGAAATATAATCATCCGAATGGTCTTGAAGTCCAAACAAATCTTCTATTGCTTTTTCAAAAGCGTAAGTTTCAAGGCTTTCTCCTACAATAGCTATTGTTTTTTTTCTACCTTTTGGCTCTGCTTCTTTATAAGCAATCATTTCTTCATCTGTCATCTGTCTGCTTCCGTTTGTTAACATTTCAGATGCTCTAGAAGCGGTAAACCTACCTCTTCTTAATTCAAACCACTCGTTACTTCTTTGTTTTGCTGACATATTCTAACCATTTTTTCTCTATTACAGGGCTAACATCCCAATTCTTTTTAATCGATTCTATCGTCGCATTAGCTTTTAAGGCTGATTCAAATTTAGTCTCTAGAAACACAGGTCTCTCTTTTGGTTGTACAGGGTTTATCCTAACACCGCCAACAACTTGACCTTTCATTCTTACCGCCTCGTCAATGTAAAGTTCAACTTTTACGTTGTTCCAATCCTCTACAAATGAACTGTTCTTGCAAAATGACTTAACTATCTTTGCATTGGTTACGTTTAAGACTAAAGGTTTTATCCTCCCTTTGTCTGTTGTGAAGTAAGCTATGTTGTAATCTCCTCTTTTTCCGGCTACTACAACACCTTTTTCTTGTTTCACTTCTTTAATCGTGAATTCTAGGGTTACCCCAGCTTCTAAATAATCTTCCAAGTCTGCAACTCCTAAGTGGTCGCTCTTGTACACTTTCCGAAAGTGGTGCTTGTTACTCATAATTCTGTTTTTAGTAAAAAATCCGCTCGTAAAATATGTTACTCCGCTGATTCTTTTGTTCACTACAATTTACGAAAAATACCACAATTTTAGTGTTAAAGTTTTGTTAAAATTTGCTTTTTTGTATATGTTTTCTTACATTTAATTTGGTTTTTACGCGTAAATGTCGTAACTTGAATTACAGCCGGATGAACTTGCTGACCGCGGAGAGCGGATAAAAACTTTTTACACATGACGGAAAAAACTAGATTAAAAATTCACGCTACACGCCAACTTCAAAAGTATGGAATGTGTGAATTAACACAGGAGGCACATGACGGTATATGCTACTACGTTACACGCCAAGAGACATTTAAGAAACTGAGACCAACTTTGTTATTTATAGACGAAAATTGGGATGATTTTTACCAAATTCACTTATCAAATTCACTACTATGAGAGTGTTATATTATTTAGAGAGCGTAGGTTGTCTTATAGATGAAAAAAACTATGAAACATTTCCCGCAAGTAAAGATATGATTGACGACAAATTTAATAGAGTTTATGTTGTTGCAAAAGACGATTATTTACCAGAAGATTCAGTAGCATTTGAAAACGTTACTGACGAATGGCTGATGAAGTTGTCGTCTAAAGATATTAGAATAATAATTAAATTAATGTTAAAACAAAAGAGATGAATTTAGAGCAAGAAAAAATGAGAATGTTAGCTGAAGATTACGGATATGATTCAGTTGATGAAATGGCAAATGAAAGTATGTATGAAAGTTGTATTCCTGCAATTTGTATGAATTTAGACTGTAACGCAACTTTCGGGATGGAACCTGACCAAGATAGAGGTTGGTGTTCAGAATGTGAGACAAATACAGTCAAGAGCATTTATGTATTAATGGGAGTTATTTAAACGTAAAAAGATGGACAAGACAAACAAAGATTTATTTCAAAGGGTTCGTAAATGCACGGAGTTTTTGAAGCACAACGAGATAAAAAGGGAAAACTTTTTTGACGACGTGTACGGATATATTAAGCATAGTGAAAACACAAGATTAATTAACAGATGGCAATGTAAAACTGCCGATCTAAATTTCACTTTAAAGCTAGAAAAGTATTGTGAAAACCAAGCCAAAACTACTAAAGATACAAAAATGTATATGAAGTTTATCAAATTTCTTGAATGGTATGAAAATACAGGAGCTTCCAGAATACCGGAAGATAAAATTGAAGAAGTATTCAATAGATTTTTAGACGCAGATTAACTGACGAGGCTTTAGTAGCCGAAACCTTAACGTTGTGAAACAGAGAGGTCTTAATCAAAATTAACAAATTATGAATAAATTAAAAGTAGTTAGAACACCGTTTGAGTGTGCTATGGCAGCGCAGAGAAACGGAACAGTAAAAACACCCAACGTTATGATGAACGGAGGTAATATTCCTTATTTTAAATACCAATTAGCGGTACATAAATTTAATTTAGGATTATTAGCTAAAGGGATTGGATGTAGACACATTACCTTAAAAGACTTAAAAGAATACTATGGCTTGAAAGGAAGATATGCAACACAATGTTTAGAGGAATTCATGGTAATATATAATCGATGGACAAGATAAAAGAATACAAAACTAAGTTAATGAAAATTAGCCTAGTAAGAGAGCCGAGTACAATGCAAAAAGTTAAAATCAGTTCTTCGTTAACTACCGCAAATTATATTAAAGGTATTTATGAAGTTGAGAATGACGATATTACATTATACGAGTCGTTTTACGTGGTGATGTTAAACAACGCCAACAATACTATTGGTTATACCAAAATTTCACAAGGTGGGATTACCGGAACGGTAGTAGATGTGAGACTTATTGCAAAACACGCTTTAGAATGTTTAGCTACTTCGGTGATACTAATTCATAATCACCCAAGCGGTAATTCTAAACCAAGTTCAGCTGATAAGTTGATAACAGAAAAGATTAAACACGGTTTAGCTTTATTAGATATTAGAGTTTTAGACCATATTATTTTAACGGAGAATACATATTTCTCCTTTGCTGATGAATGTTTATTATAAAAACAGAAAATTATGAAGTTTACACAGTATGAAAAGTGGATTATCGAAACCGCAGTTAATAACCTCGTTGAGGAAGCTGAAAAAAAAGTAACAGAAGCAGAGAAATCGGGAAGAAACCTGATTTACGCTCCAGGATATTTTACTATGGTTAGTAAAGAATTACTGGAGAAATTAGAAAAATTAACCTATAAAACACGAAAAAAATGATTACCGCAATTGAATTATTAGACAGAATTTACGAGGACGTTGTAAGCGACTTCACAGAAACCGATGAAGTTGTAGAGGTATTAGAATTAATTGATGAATTACAAAACAAATTAGAAAATTTATACCATAAATAAGATGAATAAAGCAGAATTTAAAGCAAGGATTTTAGAATGTGGAGAACGTTCTTTTTATGCCGATGACACGGTTAACAATATATTCAAAAGAAACCCCATTTACATAATGTCATGGGGTTGGGATAAGTTAATATACTTAGAGAGCAAAGATTACCCAGACGAGCAAGTAGGGTTTATGTTTAATGTAACCGGATTGTTATTTAAGGGAGCAGTTATGGTAACACTTTCTTGGAATGACACATTTACAGTTAGATTTTTTAGAAGAGACATTTTACTAGATGGTACGGTTTCAGCCGTGGAAGTTAAGGAAATGCAACGAAATGAAGTTTATGCTGATAATCTACTTATAACAATAGATGAATTAGTAGAAAGAGGAAGACAGTATTAATTATTAACATTTATATTTAAAACAGAGTAAAATTATGAAAAAAGTATTAGGAGTATTCGCATTAGGATTGGCATTAATGTCATGTACAGCAAAAGATTTAGATTGTACAGAAATTCTAGAAGTAAGAGAACTAGCTGAACCAATAGATGGTAAACGTTGGGTAATTATTATGATGAAAGATTACGAGTTAGTGCAGTATAATACGGCAGTCTATTATGAGCCGGGAGATTATTACTGTAAATAACAAACACAATTAGTAAACGGTTTTTTAGGGAGGTTCGATTCCTCCCTTACTAACAAATTTTAAAACAGAAATTTATGAAGAAAACTAAGATTAAACAAGCTAAAAAAATCGTTCTTAAAAAAGACGAAGAGCAAATGTATTGGGAGCGTATCCAAATACAAAATGAAAGATTTTCACCGTCATGGGACGATGATTTTAACAGAGAAGATTATTAAAACAGAAATTATGAGACAAGCAAGTAATTACGGAGCAACAAGCTTCCACGGACAAACGATTTGTACAACTCCAAACAAGCTGATAGCATTATCAAAAAAGCTAGACGCACCTTATGGAGATTACAATGGTGGTAGAGATAAAGTTAATTTTGATTTTGAATTTGAAACAGAAAACGGGATTTACTTTACAGTTTACGATTGGAAAGAATACAGAACTTTAGGTTTAAATGACCTTGTTGATTTTCATATCGGAGCAAGAAATGGCTTAGAAGCTAACGAGGGTTTACAGGAATTAATAAAAGCTTTAGAAGATGAATAATAGAATAGTAGTTAATGGTTACACTTTTGATTATTCAGAAGAGTATAGTTGGTATTCTTGTCGTGGCGAAGTTTGTTACGATGACGACCATGACGAAATGCCCGAACCAAGACTAATGGAGGCGGCATATAAATTAGAGGAAATGCTAAAAAAAGATGGATATAACGCGGAAGCTAACCATTCTGAGAAAGGATGGGTTGAAGTAACAATATTTGATAATTAAAAACAAGAGTAAAATGGAATTTAACAAAAATGCAAAAGACATGAAAACAGAAGTTGAGACATTCGTAATTGAGGAAACAGCCGAACTTATTTATGATAGCGAAAAGCTAGAAAGATGGAACAAAATTGTTTCCGAAATAGGATTAGATGGTCAAAATCAAATAGTAAAACCATTAAAATCGCCGATACCTTTTTTATATGTGAAATCAAACATGAAAAAGGCGTTTGAAACTTTATGCCCGATTAAAACTTCGGTATATGAATATGATAAGACACCGATACCTTTAGACATTCTAGAGTTGGTAGCATTGTCGGTTAGAGAACAATATTTTCAAACGATTGAAATATGGTACGACGATAAAAGTCCAGACCCATTTTGTATTGGTAAAACTGAACAATACTACGGATATATTCAAGGTGGAAACAAGAGCGCAATATTTAACACAAGACAAGAAGTTCTAGATGCTGATTGTCCTAATGTTTACACCACAAATGAAAAACACTACCTTTTAGGTAAATGGGCGGATGTAAAAAGAAGCTTTGATGAACTTTTAGAAATGGCGAGAATGCGTTACATGAAAGAGCAACGAACTTCTTATGAGGGAACAATTCAAACTTACGAGCGATACCTTTCAGAACTTCCAAAAGAAGCTGATAGACTATTTAGCTAACCCCACCACCACACCCATTCCCTAACCCTAAACCCGCGGATTTTCTAAATTTCTGCGGGTTTTTTATGTCGAAACCTGGATCGGACTTTCTAGAGCCGGTATCCTTAAAACTTCAATTTTTTAGCAGTTTTTTACCTGATATCCTAGCGGATTTTTATTTTTTATCTGGAGTTTTTTACCTGATATCCTAAAA